GTCTGAAACGCAGGCTGCAACGCCGAAAGCAGTAAAGGCCGCGTATGACCTTGCTAACGGTAAATATACTGCGCAGGATGCCAGCACGACGCGAAAAGGCCTTGTCCAGCTCAGTAGCGCCACCAACAGCGCGTCTGAAACGCAGGCTGCAACGCCGAAAGCAGTAAAGGCCGCGTATGACCTTGCTAACGGAAAATATACTGCGCAGGATGCCAGCACGACGCGAAAAGGCCTTGTCCAGCTCAGTAGCGCCACCAACAGCGCGTCTGAAACGCAGGCTGCAACGCCGAAAGCAGTAAAGGCCGCGTATGACCTTGCTAACGGTAAATATACTGCGCAGGATGCCAGCACGACGCGAAAAGGCCTTGTCCAGCTCAGTAGCGCCACCAACAGCACGTCTGAAACGCAGGCTGCAACGCCGAAAGCAGTAAAGGCCGCGTATGACCTTGCTAACGCAAAATATACCGCTCAGGACGCCACGACGGCACAAAAAGGGATAGTCCAGCTCAGTAGTGCCACCAACAGCACGTCTGAAACACTGGCCGCGACATCGAAAGCTGTTAAGGCGGTAATGGATGAAACGAACAAGAAAGCGCCCTTAAATAGTCCTGCACTGACCGGAACGCCAACAACACCAACTGCGCGACAGGGAACGAATAATACCCAAATCGCAAGCACGGCTTTCGTTATGGCTGCGATTGCCGCCCTTGTAGATTCGTCACCTGATGCACTGAACACGCTGAACGAGCTGGCTGCGGCGCTGGGCAACGACCCGAATTTTGCGACCACCATGACTAACGCGCTTGCGGGTAAGCAACCGAAAGATGCCACCCTGACGGCGCTGGCCGGACTTACTACTGCGGCAGGCAAGTTTCCGTATTTTACGGGGAATGATGTCGCCAGCCTGGCAACCCTGACAAAAGTCGGGCGGGATATTCTTGCGAAATCGACCGTTGCTGCCGTTATCGAATACCTCGGTTTACGAGAACTCGGCACAAGCGGGGAGAAAATACCGTTACTCAGTACAGCGAATACCTGGACTAATCGACAAACATTCAGCGGTGGCCTTTCTGGTGAACTATCCGGCAATGCTTCTACAGCTGCAAAATTAAAAACTGCCAGGAAAATAAGCAATGTGGCTTTTGATGGTTCCTCCGATATCACATTAAAAGCAAGTCATGTTGGTGCGTTTGCCTTAGGGAAAACAGGAAGCACCGTTGCGAATGATAAAGCAGTTGGATGGAACTGGAGTAGCGGAGCCTATAACGCAACTATTAGTGGTGCATCAACGTTAATTATTCATTTTTATATGGGAGAAGGAAGTTGTCCTGCAGCTCAGTTTCGGATTAATTATAAAAATGGCGGTATTTTTTATCGTTCAGCCCGTGATGGTTATGGTTTTGAAGCCGACTGGTCCGAATTTTACACCACCACCAGAAAACCTTCAGCAGGAGATGTTGGTGCACTGCCGTTATCTGGTGGTCAACTGAATGGTGCACTGGGTATCGGAACATCCAGTGCTCTTGGCGGTAATTCGATTGTATTGGGTGATAATGACACGGGCTTTAAACAAAATGGCGATGGTAATCTGGATGTTTATGCTAATTACGTCCATGTTATGCGCTTTGTTCCCGGAAGCATTCAAAGTAATAAGACCATAAATATTACGGGGCGTGTTAATCCCTCGGATTACGGTAACTTTGATTCCCGTTATGTGAAAGATGTTCGACTTGGTTCACAGCAATATTATGGAGTGAACAACTGGCGAACATGGAATTTCCAGTGCCCTTCAGGTCATGTATTGTCTGGTATTAATGTTCAGGATACAGGGTCTAACTCTGCCGATAATATAGCGGGTGTTTATTACAGACCCGTTCAAAAGTATATAAATGGCACCTGGTATAATGTAGCGAGCGTTTAATATGATGCACTTAAAGAACATAAAAGCGGGTAATGCTAAAACACTGGAACAGTATGAGTTAACAAAGAAACACGGAGTTATCTGGCTTTACTCTGAGGACGGAAAAAACTGGTATGAGGAAGTGAAAAACTTTCAGCCAGACACCATAAAGATTGTTTACGATGAAAATAATATTATTGTCGCCATCACCAGAGATGCCTCCACGCTTAATCCCGAAGGTTTTAGCGTCGTCGAGGTTCCCGATATAACGGCCAATCGTCGGACCGATGATTCCGGTAAGTGGATGTTTAAGGACGGAGCTGTGGTTAAACGGATTTATACGGCTGACGAACAGCAACAACAGGCCGAATCACAAAAGGCCGCATTGCTTTCCGAAGCTGAATCAGTCATCCAGCCGCTGGAACGCGCTGTCAGGCTGAATATGGCAACAGACGAGGAACGCACACGACTGGAAGCATGGGAACGCTACAGTGTTCTGGTCAACCGTGTGGATACGGCAAATCCTGAATGGCCACAAAAGCCTGAATAAAAATTAAGGCCCGTTATCGGGCCTTGTCTCATTCAGGTTGTTCGGGAAATGTTACTGGCAGGCTGGAGGTGTCTGTGGATTCGACTTTCTGCGCATAGAGCATCCACTCGGTTAATTTTTGTTTATTCTCGTCGGAAATGATGCCCAGCCGTAGCTGTGAGTCCCATAGCTGAGTTTTATCCCTGACAAGTTGCAACAGGCTCTGCTTTTCATTTTCCGCTTGTTGCCTCTGCTCTTCCTCGGTATAAGTTCGCTTTACCACTACGCCATCTTTGAACATCCATTTCCCCGAAATATCAGCCCGGCGATTTGCTGTAATATCAGGTAATTCAACGACGCTTGCGCCTTCCGGATTAATTGCTGAAACATCCTTTTCAATACAAATAATAACGCCGTTATGGTCATAGACCATTTTCAAAGTGTCTGGCTGGAAATTCTTTTGTTCCTCATACCAGTTTTTTCCATCAGCTGAATAAAGCCATTTGATGTTAAATTGCTTTGTTAGCTGGTATTGCTCTTTTGTTTTAGGGTTGCCAGCAGTAATGTTTTTTAAGTGCATCATCGTTAAATACTCCCCGCGTTATACCACGTCCCATTAATGCAATACTGAATTGGCCTTGCCTGTGTTGTATCAATTAATTCATCACGGTTTCCGTTAACTGAACCCGTAACGACATAACCTGACCTGTCAGACCAGCCGGGACCATTCCATGTCTGAACAGATGACAGACCGCCAAGGCGAATACCTGTAATAAACCTTGAGTTACATTCTGTCCGCGTATATGCACCAACATCTCCCGCTGAAGGTTTTCGTGTCGTGGTATAGAAATCTGACCAACCTAATTCAAACCCATAACCATCACGAGCCGACCTGTAGGAAATGCCACCATTTTTATAATTCACACGGAATTGTACGGCAGGACAGCTACCAGCATTTATATTAAAGTGAAGAATTAATGCAGATGCACCACCAATCATGGCGTTATATGCACCACTATCCCAATTCCATCCAACGGATGTATCACCATTAACAGTATTACCTGTTTGTCGGAGTGCAAATGCATTGACATTTTTGGCACTAATTGAAATATCGCTAGAACCATCAAAACCAACTCCAGCAATTTTTCGTGCTGTTTTCAGCTTTGTTGCAGTAGCGGCATTGCCGGACAGTTCCCCAGAAAGGCCACCGCTGAATGTTTGTCGATTGGTCCAGGTATTCGCTGTACTGAGTAACGGTATTTTCTCCCCGCTTGTGCCGAGTTCTCGTAAACCGAGGTATTCGATAACGGCAGCAACGGTCGATTTCGCAAGAATATCCCGCCCGACTTTTGTCAGGGTTGCCAGGCTGGCGACATCATTCCCCGTAAAATACGGAAACTTGCCTGCCGCAGTAGTAAGTCCGGCCAGCGCCGTCAGGGTGGCATCTTTCGGTTGCTTACCCGCAAGCGCGTTAGTCATGGTGGTCGCAAAATTCGGGTCGTTGCCCAGCGCCGCAGCCAGCTCGTTCAGCGTGTTCAGTGCATCAGGTGACGAATCTACAAGGGCGGCAATCGCAGCCATAACGAAAGCCGTGCTTGCGATTTGGGTATTATTCGTTCCCTGTCGCGCAGTTGGTGTTGTTGGCGTTCCGGTCAGTGCAGGACTATTTAAGGGCGCTTTC